GTCGAAGAGGAACACCGGGACTTTGAAGTTGAGGGAGTCGCTGCCGCCGGCTTGGACATGGGCGGTCGTACACGGCCGCCGGAAGCAGTAGACGGGCGGCGGGTTGGGCTGCGGGAGGGGCGGCAGCGTGAACCACGTCGGGGCGACCCGGGGCGGGACCGAGACGACGTCTGGGGCGGTCGTCGCAAACCACGTCGGGGGCGATCCGCCACTGGGTTCCGTGAACGAGAGGGCACCGATGATCCAGTTGCCAGAGTTACATGAGGCGGTCGCGGGTTCGTTCGCGTTGGTGATGTGGTGTTCCCACGCCTCGTACCCCGACCCGCCGACGGTCGTGTCGACGACCAGCGTGTAGCCCGTCCCAGCGGTGATCCCCTGGCCGTCAGCCTCGAGGATGGCGCAGATGATCGATTCGCCCGATACCGCCAATGTTGGCGTAGCGGGAGCGGCACTGTTCCCGCTTGCTGTTTGAACATCAACGAACGGGTCGGTGGTAAATGGGCCGTTGGTGCTGTGAACGACATAGACGGCGAGTGTTTCGTAGTTGCCCGCTCCGCTGAGTGCCACACTAACGACGTTCGAGGCATTCCCGGTGGTGTTGTAGGCGTACCACGCGCAGATGGAATTGGCGCCGAGCGCAAAATTGGCGATCTTGTTGTTATAGGTGTTGCCGGCCGTGTCCACGACCGCTGGCAAGGCCCCAGTCTGGGTGAACAGTAAGACGACGACCAGATCCCCAGCGGCAAGGGTAAACGGTCCGGCCGTGAGCGGCGTGGACCCGGCTCCGGTGCGATTGGCGGGATTGGCGACGACCGATAAAGACATCGCCTAGCCGCCCCACTCAATCCGGTCGACGCGCACGAGCGACTCGCGCGCGCGCCCATCCGACGCGGTCACCCGCGTGTAGCAGCCGCGCGCCATCAGGCGGCGCGTCGTCCGCGTGAGGGCGTGGCGCGGGCACGCCTGCTCGATGACGTCGCCCGTGCGCAGCCAGATGAGGAGCGTGAGCGGCGCGTCCACGCGCGGGCGCATGGACGAGAGGTTACCCGAAAATGGCGGCGGCGATCTGGTGCAGGCCGCGGGCGCGCAGTTCGGTGAGCGACTCGGTCAGGAGCGCCACCTTCTCGGTCGGCTCGAGCGTCGGGTCGCTGAGGATCTCCAGCCCCGTGTCGAGGATGGGCCCGACACCGGCCAGCAAGCGCCCGCGGGGGTCGGCGGCCGGGATGGCGGCGATGCGCGCATTGACGACGGCGACGTGGGCGTCGTGTTCTTTCTGATGCTTCATGGACGTGGACCTCAGTGGCGCGCGTGGCGAGACGAGACGCCGGTTAGACCCCGACGGCTCGCAGGAGTCGGCTGCGGGCTTCCATCCGGTCGAGTTGGCGCTCCCAGGGGTCACAGCCGCCCTTCTCGATGCAGGCGAGGCAGATCGGGCGCTGGCAGGTGTAGCAGCCGCCGCCCATCTCTTCCCGCCACGGGGTACCGATGGGCGCCCCGAGGTGCGGCGGGAGGAGGTACACCGTCTGGGCCGAGCCGGGCTTGACGTGAATCACGTGCTGGCAGTGGAAGCACGTGATCGTGTCGCGCTCGATGGACGGGCCGTCCGGGTCGGTCCAGACGGCGTAGCCGCGCGCGACACGAGGGTCGGGCATCGTCGGCCCCGACCCTACTGCGAATCGACCATGAGCGTGGCCGAGAAGTCGACGGCCGAGGCCGAGGCCAAGGCGCCGGTGATGCCGTTGTTCGCGGTGACCGGCCAGACCAGTTCCCCGCCCGGCTGGGCCGCCCAGCGGTAGGTGCCGCGCTGGTTCACCGGCACGCGCAGGAGCAGGACGCCGAGCGTCGGGTCAGCCGTGTAGGTGTCCGAGGCCAAGAAGCCGGTCGCGGCCAGGTCGGCCACGTCGAGCGGGCTCGGCGTGTTCGAGGCGCCCGTGCCGGCGGTCGAACTGCGCACGAGGGTGTGATCGAACGCGTTGTCGGCCGGCGTCGCGGGACTGCCGACCATGTAGTCGTAGACGCGGCCACGCGCGCTGGCCGAGGCGGCCGCCCGCGCGTTCACGATCGACTTCACCGACGCCGTGCCTTTGTTGCCCGCCACCGCAAACTTGGCCATGCGAGTCTCCTTGGGGAGGGATTCTACAACGAACGACGCCGGTGAGGGGGATCCCCACCGGCGTCCAGGGTCGTCCGGCGGCGCCCGTGGCGTCGCCGCGTGATCGGCCTACTGGCCGATCACTTCGATGTAGGCCGTGTAGGTGCTGAGATTGGTCAGGGCGGCGATTTCCGCCCCGGCCATGTCGAACACCATCAGGGCGTCAGTCGTCGGGTTGTAGTACCCGAGGAGAATGACCGTCCCGTTGTACAGGGTGAAGCCATTCACGACGAACACCTTGCCGATGCCCAGCGCATCCTTCACGCCAATGTCGCCGCCGGTCGTGTAGCTCACCGGGCCGACATAGGAGCAGAGATACCGCCGAGTGGTGGCTCCGATGTCCTGGGGCGCCTTGCCACTCTGCGTCTTGTCGAGGGTACCTGCGAGCATGGATCCCCCTTACGGATTCTCGTCGACGTCGATGTCGACGAGGCCGAAGTGCGACGTCGCGGCACCGGCCGACGAGCCGATCTTCGGGTAGGTCGCCGCCGTGCCGGCCGTGAGGCAGTCCGCCTTGGCGTCGGTCGCCGAGGGGACGACCAGGAGGCCCGTCGCGTCGGGCGTGCCCGAGGGCGAGTCGACGTAGTTCACGTTGCCGAGGCCCTTCACCTGGATGCACACGATGTTCTGCGCGGTGACATCGGCCGTGACGGGTGCGGTCGCGGCCGTGCACTGGAAGACGCCAGCGGTCTGGCCGCGGCCCGGCGCCGAGGCGCTGGTCGTGACGAGGTACTTGGCGCGATCCTTCCACCAGGCGACGGCGCCGGCATACGGGAGCACCGACATCGTCGAGTCGAGCTGGACGACCTGCCACCCTTTGGCGCGGTTGGAGTCCGACTTGTCGACGAGGATGGCCCGCTGGCCGAGCTGGCCCGGGTAGACGGTCGGCGCGCGGTTCTCGGTCTGCGGGCTGCCGCTGACGAGGTACAGCGTCTGCTGCGGGAAGTTGTTGGGCATGATGTCCTCCTTCTCCCCTTAGCTGGTGAGGCCGTAGAGGCCCCGGTTGAGGCGCGGGCTGCGGCAGGTGAGATTGCCGCCGAAGAGAATCTGCCCGCTGACCTGGTTGTCATCACGCGCGCCCTTGAAGCCGGTGAAGCCGAAGGCGAACTTGGGGGACTGCGCGATGTAGAGGCGGAGGTACGCGTCGTCGCCCTGGGGGCCGGGATTGAGCCACCAGAAGGTCTCCGACGTGTTCGAGTAGTTGCCCAGGTCGGCGTCATTCACGCCATCCTGGCCGGGGCAGTACTGGGAGACGACGATCGTCGCCTGGTTGAACTTCAGGCCGGGCCAGTTGATCTCCGGGTCGAGCACGTCGATCTTCTGCTGCGGCGTGAAGGTCTCGGCGATGAAGCCCATCTCGCGGTTGGTCGTGATGCCGAGCTTGGGCCGCTCGGCCCCGATGACGCACGACATGTACGTCTGCTCGAGCATGCGGAAGGACGTCGTCGCGATGTTGGCGCCGATGAGTCCGGTGGGCGAGTTGAGCGCCGGCGAGACAGCGGCCCGCGTCTGCAGGCCGTAGGACGGGAAGGTCTTCCCGCTCCAGGTCGCATCGGTGCCGTTGGTGAACGCTTCCTCGAGGCCGTTGATTTCGGCCGTGCGGTCCACCCCGCCGACGTTCTGGCCGTTCTGGAAGGCGGCGATTTCGAGAATCGCGCTCATCGTGAGGGCCGCGTTCGCCATGTCGACCTTGAGGGTCGAGAAGACCGCCGTCGGGCCGGCCATTTCGACTTCGAGGTCTTCCAGGAACTCGGTGATGTTCACCTCGTAGTAGCGCGGGGTGAACTGAATGCCCGAGCGGGTCTGCTGGCGGGTGATGTTGAAGGTCGAGCCCTTCTTGTACGCGCCACCCTTCAGCGCCTTGAACTCGTAGTTCTCCTGGATGAGCGGGCCGGTCCACTTCTGGTTGAAGCGGGTCTTGAGGTACGCGATGAGCGGCCCCGCCTTGAAGTAGTTGTCGACCACGCCGCGATTGATCTTCTTGGTCGCGACCGTGTTGACTTCGTCGAGCAGAATGTTAGCCATGCTGAGAGCGCCTCCTGGGCGCGGTCAGCGATGGGAAGGCCCGAGCGAGCTAGTGCGTCCGCGCGGCGACGAGCGCTTCGTACGCGTCGACGGCGTCTTGCACCAGCCCCGGCTTCCCATCGGAAATGGGAGCCAGCGCGTCCAGCGGCGAGGGAGCTTGACCATTGACCGGAACGATGGGCCGATCGGCGCCGCGGCGGCGCTCTTCCCCGAGGCGCTTCTGCACCTCGGCTTCGATCAGCTTGGTCCGGTCGGTCGTAGCCTTCTCGTCAAGGCGCTCCTTGAAGCGGGCCTGGTACACCCCGTCGAGCCCGAGCTGACCCACGCGCGGGTCGGTCACGAGTTCACGGAGGTTCAGGGCCTCGCCAAAGGTCGCCAGATGCTGGTCACGCAGGCGGTTGGATTCGAGATAGAAGGCCAGCTGGCCCTCTTCCCGAAGATTGAGGGCCTGCTCAAATTCCTTCTTGCGAAGGACGTCGGCGGGGACCTCGGGGGTCGTGGGCGAGCCTCCCTCGGGGGTCCAGCCTTTGTCGAGCGCGGCGGCGCCAAGTTTGGCGGCGGCTTCGTTCTGCGTCCACCAGGCGTCGAGCTTGGCTTGGTGGTCGCGGAGGCGAGCTTCCGATTGCTTGACCTCGTCGAGCGCGCGCGAGTGATCAGCCCGGCGCAAGGCGGCGTTCCCGAGTTCTTCGAGCGCAGGCGCAGCCGCAGGGTCATTCCAGATGGCCCGAGCCGCGTCGGCTTTGTCCTGGGGGAGCTTCCCGAGGACGGTTTCAAGGACGGATTTACCCGCCTGGAGGAGATCAGCCACAGTCTACCTACCCTTGCTGGGGCAAGCGTGGGGGGCCGTTCTGGTCGATCCCACCGCCGGGGAATCCCGGGCCAGTGGAGGTCGGAGAGGTCGGCCCCGCGCCGGCCAGTTGGAGTTTGCTCATTGCACTTTGGAGGGCCGTGAGGACGGCCGCCCAATCTTGGGCCAGGTCTGGGGTCGCCTGGGCGAAACTGTTGAGGGTCTGCACCATCGCGTCGGCGGCCGACTGCATCCCGGAGAGCATCTCGGGCGGCAGCTGGGCCGAGGCGATCGGCGGGGCCATCTGACCCATCGGGGGCATCGGGTTGCCGTTGCCCTGGCCGAGCGACTGCGTCATGGACGGGGGCGGGCCGTCGAGTTGATTGGCGCCGGGGGTCGTCCCGGGGACCGGGAGACCCGCGCCGACTGAGCCGGCGGAAGCGCCGAACATCTAGCGCCGTCCCTTCATGCCGCCCATCGAACGGCCGGGGGACGTGAGCGCGCCGGGCTTGGCCGGTGGCTTTTTACCGCCGGGGGTCGTCGGCTTCCGGGCCGACGACAGGATGCCGGTCGGGCCGGTCGGCTTGTCCATCACGGTTGGGCGGGGCGTGGGCATGCGGTTACCGGGATCCCTTCGACATCGACGCGGCGGACTTGGAGGCCGACTTCGCCTTCACGGGCAGCCCCTTGCGAGGGGTGGCCGCGAAGTCGTGCAGCTGCGCCTTCGACATGTTCGGCGCCTTGTCGCGGAGCGCCGACGGGTTGTGCTCAGCGATGGCCATGAACTTCTGCTGCTTCTGCGAGACGGCGGGCATCAGCGTTTGCCGGCAATCTTGCGCATGTTCCGAGCCTTGCTCGCCGCGTGCTTCTTGATGGCCCCGTGCAGACCGGGCTTCGACTTGATCGCCTCGGCCTGTTCCATCGTCCGCAGGCCGTCCTCGACGTCGTACTTGTCGTGACCGTGGAGCTGCGGCGGTTTGTGCGACGACGCCAGACCGACGGGTGAGCCGCCCATGGCCGTTACCGCTTCCCCGACATGTGGCCGGCGCCCATCGGGTGGTGGCCCGAGGCTTTGTGGGCCGCGTGCTTGCCCGACTTCCCGCCGCGCTTGCCACCCTTGTCGAGGTTGATCGCGGGCGCCTTGATTTCGTTGCCCTTGGAGGAGGCGCCCGGAATCGTGTGCAGCTCTTTCCCGTAGGTGGGTGCAGCCATTGCTAGCGTCCCTTCGCCATGGGCTTGGCGCCCTTGAGAGCGTGGCCAGAGGCGGCGGCCGACGCCATCTTCTTGGCGCCGTACTTTTTGCGGCCGACCGCGGCGGCGACGGCGCCGGGATTACGCGCGCCGGATTTCGCGGCGGATGCCTCGACGGCCTTGAAGCCTTCGTACGCCATGGCGGAGGATTGTGCGTTGAATGGGAAAAGGCTGTCAACGAAGCGGCCGCAAGCACTATACTGAGCGCCCTGATGGCACACCCACTTCAGTTGGATGGGCAACGCTTCGGACGACTCCTGGTGCTCCACCGCGTCGCGAATGATCGGTTCGGGAAATCCCTCTGGCGGTGTCGCTGTGACTGCGGACAGGAGACGACGACCGGGGGGAGCCGCCTGATGAAAAACGAGACGCGGAGTTGCGGGTGTCTCCACGTCGAAACCGCTCGCACGAACCACGTTACACACGGCGCGGCGGGGCGGTTCATGAACGGCGGTCGGCAAGATCCGGTCTATCGCGTCTGGTGCGCCGCCAAGGGGCGCTGCCACAATCCCACCGACCCGAGCTACATCCACTACGGCCAGCGCGGCATCAGGATGTGCAAACGCTGGCGAGACGCCTTCAGCGCCTTCCGCGACGACATGGGGCCACGCCCAGACGGCGCCACACTGGAACGGGAGAACAACGACGGCCCGTACAGCCCCGACAATTGTCGATGGGCCACGACCGCCGAGCAGGCCCGTAACCGGCGCAACAACATCCACATCGAATGGAAAGGCGAGACGCGCTGCCTCTTCGACTGGGCCCGCGAACTCCAGATGAAGCCGATGACGCTGTACTACCGGCTCCAGACGAAGGGGTGGACGGTGTACCGGGCGTTCACGACGCCGGTACGCCCGCGTCGTTAAGTCCCCGGCCCCGGCCGCGAATTCGGCCCCTTGGAATGATCGCTCTCGGTCACCGTGGTACGGCCGTCAGACTTTTCCTCAACCTTTGGTGGCGCTTGGGCTGACGCGGGCCGTCCGGCCGCGCTCTGGGTCATGCCGATGCCAAGCATCCCCTGACATTGCAGTCTTTCGACAATCGTCACCGGCTCGCGGATCTCGAGAATCTGGCCGGTCGCCGGGTCGATGGTGTACTGCTGGCTGAGCTGCGCGGCGAGCGCCGGGTCCTGCTGGGCCTGCAGCATCACCTGCTGGACGATCTGCGGGTCGAGCGGCTTCAGCGGCGGCAGGGGGATTTTCGGCGGCGCCCCGGCGTTCGGGATTTCGAGCGCCTCCCAGAGCGACCACACATCCATCATGCCCATGCGGGAGAGCTGGAGCTTCATCAGCTTCCCCTCCATGGCGTTGAGCGAGAGGATGGAATTGGGCGCCAGCACGAAGACGATCTTCTTGTGGACGCCCTGCGCCCGCTGGTCACGCGTGAGCTGCGCGTCGATGAGCGGCGAGTACCCGGGCGTGCCGGGCGTGAGCGCCGGGACGAGGACCTCGGGGTCGAAGTCGAAGTCCTGGAGGAGCGTGCCGGCGTCGCCGAGGATGGTGACGCGGCGCGCGGACGACTCGTACTGGAAGCGCAGGACTTTGGACTGCTCGCCCACGTCGCGGAGGAACGCTTCCACTTGCCGGCCTTCCTGGCGGAGTTCGGGCGTGAGGGCCTGGAGGGCTTTATCGATCGTGTCGGCGGCGGGCAGCTGCCGGAGCGCGAGAATCTCCTGGAGGTTCGGCGTACCCGAGAGCGAGTCGAACCGCTGGAGGAGGAACTGGATAATCTCCAGCGAGAGCTGCATCACCTGCGGCGGCGGCCCTTCGAGCGGCTTGAACCCTTCCTTCGATCCCGTCGGGTTGAGCTTCACCTTGCTGCCGGGCCGGCGCGCGTCGTACAGGCGCATGAAGGATTCGCTGACGGCCCCGCGGTCGTACACGACGGCCGGGTCCATCCACTTGCGAATGCCGAGCAGCACGTCCTGAATCGACTGGTTGATCCCGTCCTGCATCGGGATGAGGTCGTTGAGGAGCCCCTGCCCGAGGAAATGCCACGGCAGGTCCCACATCTTGAGGCGGCTGACCGGGTACTGGCCGTGCCAGTACGGGGAGGGGCCGTCGTAGAGGATCTGCTCGGGGGTCGAGACGACCATGCGCTTGTAGGGGTAGAGGTACCCGCCGGGCGGCACGATGTACGACCAGGACGCGCCGGGCGTGCCCATGGGAATCGCTTTGGTCGTGAGGTTCTGCGAGCGGTCGTTGAGATAGGTCCGGTAGAGGAGGATCTCGCCACTGCGCACGCGAGACGCCATGGCCGGCGCGTTCAACCCGCTGAGCGTGTCGTTGGCGGGGGACAAGAAGCGGCCAGAGATTTGACGGAACCGGCCCATGAGGGTACTGAGCATCGAGTCGGTGGTGGGCCGGAAGGCCGAGGCGTACTGCGGGTAGAGCGACCGCAGGACGTTCACCGTGTGCGATTCGCGCAGAATGAGCCCTTCCCAGTTCTGGACCGAGCGGCCGTGTGGGGCCGGGCGAATCGGGAGGGTGTCGCGGAAGTCGCGCGCTTGGATCGCGATGTCGCCACCGAGGGTCGTGTACGGGTTCCACTCGGTGACGAGATCCCCGGTGCCGGCCGCCTCGGCGTACTTGATGACGTACCCGAGTTCGATGTCGGCCATGGCGGTGACCCACCAGGCGACGGTCAGCTTGTTGAGATAGTCGGCCTGCAGCGTGAAGGCCGGGTCCATCGACTTGTAGGAGAAGAGGGGCTTGAGGTCGGTGAGGGCCGAGACGTGCGCGTTCACGACCCGACGCGATTCGTTGAGCGTCGTCCGCGGGAGGTAGGCCGGCGGCTCGGCGGCGTTCTCGGCGTTCACACGCTGGTCGCCCGAGACGTACCGCATCCCGATTTCGGCGCGGTCGTAGAAGGGGTCCGAGCGGTTGATCCGGTCGCCCTCCATGACGGCTTCCTTGATCCAGCCGAGGACGCGCGGGTCGCCCGTGCCACTGACCGCGTCGTGCGTGAGGGAGGGAAGGCCCATGCCTTCGAGGCCCGAGGACGAGTAATCCGCCATGAGCGGAGACTATAGCGCGTCGAGGGGCGAGGGTGTCGACTCGGTGACGCCCGGGCCGAGGTCGCCGGTCGGCTCGCCGCCCACCGCACGGACTTTGAGCTTGGCGGATTTGGTCGGCGCTTCGGACGGGTCGGCCATGAGGGAGTGCACGTCGCGGTTCGAGCGGTCCTGGGAATAGTCGCGCCACGCCATCGGGCGGCCCTCGCCGTTCCGGTACCGCTGCTCGGATTCGCGCTCGACCTTGCGGAGCTTGGCGAGCGAGTCGATATGCTCGGTGCGGTAGCCGCCGCGGCCGTCTTCGACCGAGGTGGAAAACTCGCCGAAGGGCTCGTAGGCGTCGACGGCGACACGTGGGGGGAGGATGACGAGCGGGTCGCCACACGTCCCGCAGGTCGGCCGCTCGAAGTCCTGCGTCACGCGGTAGCCGTCACGGACGCGCGGTTCGGGGAGCGTGTACAGGCGGCTGTAGACGTTCCGCGAGACGGCCCCGCAGCTTGGGCATTGATAATCGTGGTTCGGCACGGGCTAGGCTCGCGCGGCCTTCGGGGCCTTGGCGGCGGGCTTGAGCGCCGGCGGCGGCACGCCAATCGCCGCATCCAACCGCGCGTCCTCGTCCGCCTGCGCCGCTTCCCGCACGAGCACCGGCAGGTCGCCCGTCGCCTTCCAGAAGAACTGGTCGTTGAAGGTGCGCAGGATCTCGCGGATGAGGCGCTCGACGGGCAGCCCTTGGCGGGCGGCGCGCGTCTCGAGTTCCACCAGCTGCGACGGCGTGAAGTCGAGGTCGACCCGGTGGAAGCGGATCCCGGCCAGCTGCGACACGCGGATGACGAGGTCGGCCACGCTGGTAAACGTCACCGCGCCGAGCTTCTTGGCGAGGAGTTCGAGGGTGGCCTGATCGAGCGTGAGATGCGGGCGGCCGAGCGTCGGGGCGGCATGGACCAGCTGGTCGGCGATGACCGATTCGACCGGCAGCGCGTGGGCGTCGGCGTACTGGGAGTAGAGGTCGACCAGGTCGTCAGGGAGGGAGACGCGCATCACACACCTCGCGGGCTAGATAGTGAAGAACCCGTCATGGGCACTCACGTCCGTCGCGCGCAGATCATACAACGCCTCTTCGTCGGCCGCCTCGGTCGCGTCCGGGCCGGTCGGGAG